AAGAAGCAGGAGTTGCAAGAATGAAGAAAAATAAATGTATGATCTGCGGAAAAGAATTTGAGTCAGAAAGATATGCAAGGATATGTTCGACAAGGTGCCGGACCATAAGAAAAGAAGAAATAAAAAGAGAACAGCGTGAACAGCAAAAAAATCCAGCTACGCAAAATCCACAAAAAAGGCAAAGCAAGATAGCAGACATCAACGCGGCCGCAAGGGCTGCAGGCATGACATACGGCAAATATGTGGCCATGAAATACGCCGAAAAGAACCGGATATGAAAACGGAGAAGTCAAGATGACAAAAGAACAGTTAAACAAGGTTTTAGAAAAGCATAAGAAGTGGCTAAATGATGAACCTGGCGGAGAGCGAGCAGACCTCCGGAGAGCAAACCTTCAGGGAGCAGACCTCCGGGGAGCAAACCTCCAGGAAGCAAACCTCCGGGGAGCAAACCTCCAGGGAGCAAACCTCCGGAGAGCAGACCTCTGGAGAGCAAACCTCCAGGGAGCAGACCTCCGGGGAGCAGACCTCCGGGAAGCAGACCTCCGGGGAGCAAACCTCCAGGAAGCAAACCTCCGGGGAGCAAACCTCCAGGGAGCAAACCTCCGGAGAGCAGACCTCTGGAGAGCAAACCTCCAGGGAGCAGACCTCCGGGGAGCAGACCTCCGGGAAGCAGACCTCCGGGGAGCAAACCTCCAGGAAGCAAACCTCCGGGGAGCAAACCTCCAGGGAGCAAACCTCCAGGAAGCAAACCTCATACCTAACTATATATGCCCTATATGTTGCCCGGAAAAAGGCTCTTTTATTGGATTCAAAAAAGCCATCGTACTCAATGGGTATACAGAAGTAATTGTTGAATTAGAAATTTCATCTGAAGCCAAACGAAGCTCAGCGACCAATAGAAAATGTAGATGTAACAGAGCAAAGGTATTGTCGATAACAGGCCTAAATGGTATAGCTGAATTTCAGCAGGCAGTTAGTAAATATGATAATAACTTCATATATGAAGTTGGCAGAACTGTGACTGTTGACAATTATGACGATAATAGATGGAATGAATGTTCAACAGGCATACATTTCTTCATAACAAGAAAAGAAGCCGTTGATTATTAGACCATACACCTTCATGAAATCCAGGGCGAGCCCGTCACGAATAGGCGATGACCCCGAACATGAACGGCAGGGCCGCAAAAAAGAAGCTCAATGAGGATATAGCGGTTCCGCCAATGATGGGGGCGAGGAAACAAAGAGGTTAAACATGTGGACATATGTGGTTGCACCTCGCCCCTAAAAAAAGGAAAATAGATGATAAAAATATATTTCAAAAATCCAAAAGAAATGAGCTGCCTGTTGTCACACTTTCACGGTGTGGCAGTAGACAGCCGAAAGGCCCCGAATGTTACATACCTGGCCAAAAACCGGAAATGTGGCATAGTCACAGTTGACGGAGTAGCGATCTGGCCGGAAGAAGAAACACTGTCAATAATTGAAACATTGACAGCTGGCATACAGGCAGAGGCCAAAGAGGTATTTGAGGAGATAAAGGACTGGAGGCGGTTTAAATGAAGAACTGGGAGAAATACGAAGAAGAGATCAAAAAAATAGGCGTTGGAAATATGGCCATAGATAAAAACGGTAAGACTGGCCACTGCGCAGCGATGGCTTGTAGAAAATGTATAGGCTATAAGAACGGCTGCGACAGAACAATAACTGAGTGGTTATACCAGGAGGCAGAATGAAACGAAACCCTGCGAACGACCTAAAAGACACCATGTGGACATTCCTGATGGACTACGGACAGGAAGCGGACATACAGTCGCTGAAAGAATATGTCTATGACCTGATCGGAATGACCACGCAAAAGACCGCTGGCCAGAGGAAAACAAAAAAAGATATAAACTGGGTTGAATTAGAGCCGACACTCATGGCGATCGTGATCGAGGCAACCTGTTTAGTATTATCCGGCCGGCTGGATGAACTGGAGGAGCAAAGAAAATGAAATACACGAAGATATATAATTGAGAAAATGGAGGTAAAATGACATTTCACTTATTCTTTGAGCAGTCAGGCACATTTAAGAACGAATTAAGGAAGCTGGGCCATGAAGCAATAGACTATGACATCTTAAACGATTTCGGGCAGACCGATGTAGTCATAGACCTCTTTGCAGAAATCGAGAAATCCTATGCGGGTGGGGGTAGCATTTTCGATGATATAACCGAAGATGACATGATAATAGCCTTCTTCCCCTGCGTTCGGTTCGAGGCCCAAATAATAATAAACATGAGAGGAGACCACATTGAAATCAAGAAATGGAACGATGATAAAAAGCTGGAGTATGGCATGAAACTCAACAACGAACTGAACCATATGTACCAGCTGGTATCAAAACTCGCTATAGTATGCATTAAACACAGTATGGAAATGTGATCTCACACACCAAGCGGATAACCTTTTATTTTGAGGAGGCAGAGGAATGAGAATTATTACAATAGACCGGACATCACACAACCACGGAGAACATACGGCGACAATCAGCCTGGGTTATGATGAGGCAGTTATAATACAAAATATGTTTTATAATCAGTCAAAGTCAAGTAATAGCATAAGAGAAAAGATGCTCGAAGACCAGTGGAGAATCATGTCAAGTATTTTGTGCCACGGAATGATGGACGATTTTTCAATAACTCAGTTGAATGCTGTTAAAAAAGACGATCAGGTAACCGAGACGGAGGGGTGGAGGAATGATTAAACAAATTATCAATGAATCACAAACCGTACAGACAACCTTTGCTGTTGATGTTAATGGAAGGCAAGTTACTTATGAGAAATTAAACAATGAATTTGGTTATATTCTACACACGGTTATTGGCGTTAATGAAGACAAAGAAACCGCGATTAAAGAATCGGACGCTGCCATTGATACAGTCATTGAAACGATGTGTGCCCAAAGTTATGACCACGGTTCGGAATGGCGGTTAGTGCAAAAAGAAGCGAACACAGATTTGCTGGATAGATTCGGACAGTACCTGGTAACAGCTTATTTTGAAATGAAAGATATTTATTAAAATAAAGTATGTTAGCAGAGGTAGAGGAATGATAGACGAAACTAAACTAATAGAAAAAATCAAAGCACGAATAGATTATCTTCAAAGTCAAGCTGCCAAATGTGATGAAGCGGGAGATACAAAACATATGGACATATGGGATGCTAAAGATTTTGAAATGGACATTGTTTTAAGGCGGATAGCGGAATCAAAATCAGAACGCGGGGAATGGATAAAGGTTAAATATGTAAAGGAAGAATCCCCAGACAGAGGTTTCTGGATATATAGTTGCTCAAATTGTTACATTCCAAACTATAAGAATAGCGCCTACTGCCCGCACTGCGGCGCAAAGATGGAGGTAGAAGATGAGACATTATGATGTAACCGTAAAACTGGTCGAAAAGACACAGCAGATAACAAACGATCTGGATTCATTCAAAGAAGAATCCGGCCGGGCCCTGTGTTCGGTCGTCGAGGTCCTGGAAATCATAAACAAGATCATCGACTATGAGCGCCGTATGCAGCACAGGACCAATATAATCTACGCCGTGGCAATCGTCCTAACAAACATAGCCCTTATTTTGGCCATATTAAAAGGAGTAATATAAATGAGTAAAAGAATAGTAATATGCAGCCACATAGACGGAAACGAAAAAGAATACGCCTACATAGCACCAGACTATATGGACATAAAAAAAGGCGACATTCTGCTTGCCGAAAATAAAAAATACGGCGGCTATAGCACAGTTATGGCCAAGTCATCCGTACACACATTAGAAAACGAAATAGTCAACATCCTCACAGGCGGCAAAAAAGTCAGATCGCACATAATAGATAAATTAGTACCAGAAAACACATTAAAAACAGTTGACGAAACAAACGCATCCAGTAGTTCGGAAAATCCGTACTACTCAACAAAAATTAAACATATAGCGGATCATTTCGGATACGAAAAACAAAAAAACCTGCTGATCGAAGAAATGGCGGAGCTGATACAGGCCCTAAACAAATTTGACAGAAAAAAGAATGAAGAAGCATACGAAAATGTCATCGAAGAAATGGCCGATGTGGAGCTGACTGTGGAACAGACACAGTATCTATTGGCCGCAGACCGCCAAACGATAGACAAAATAAAAGAAGAAAAAATAGAACGCACATTATTGGTCATTGACCAAAACTAACAAGAAAAAAATGAAGATAGGATATAAAGGACAATTATTTGAATTTGACCAGATTAGCCTTGAGCCCGCAGAAAAAAGACTGAAATTTGAAAAAACAATTGGTCCCCGCAGCAAAAGCCCTGCGCCGGCATGCGATACAGGGATAGAACTGCGAGTAGAACAAGCAGAAGAATTAGACATGCTGATCGAGGCTCTGATCATAGCGAGGCGTGAGATCGCACTACTCTATTCATTTAATTAAAATAAAACCTACATATATATAAGAAAAAAACTGGCGCTCGGCATGAGCATTCGAGCTCGTAATGAGTAGTAATAAATGAGGCATTTATGTATAGACAAAAAAAGTACATAATGAAAAACTACATGGAAGTAGAGATATTTCCATTACCAGAAAAAGTAAAACCCTATCCAAGGGCAAAAAAGATCGCAGGGACGAGCCCGGCACAAAAAAGATTGAACGACAAAAAAGCGGTCAAATATTTCAACAGATTGGTACACACAAACTTTGATCATAACGACCTGTTCGTCGACCTGACATTCAACAACGAAAATCTGCCCGCAAACCGGGACGAGGCAATGAGGACTGTAAAAAACTATATAGCCAGAATCCGCAGACTAAGAAAGAAAAAAGACCTTAACGAATTAAAATACATATATGTCATATCAGACTGTGATGATATGGGAAACAAAAAAAGACTGCATGTCCACATGATAATGAACGGGGGCCTTGACCGCGACGAGATCGAAAAGACATGGCATTGCGGATACTGCCAGACCGACCGGCTGCAGCCAAACGAATACGGCGTGACCGGAAAGGTAATGTATATGGCCCGGCAATCAAAGGGCGATCGCATGTGGTCGGCAAGCAAAAATCTGGAAAAGCCCGTGGCGATCGTAAGCGACAAGGCTATAAGCAGGGGAAAGGCTGAGACTATGGAAAGAAATCCGGAAGACCGGGTATTCTTTGAAAAGCTGTATCCGGGATGGACATTTACCGACTGCACCGTTGAATACTCTGACGATGACGGACTGAAAAGAGGGACAAGCTTCTTCATCAGAATGAGAAAGGAAATCAAATGGACGCCAAAGAAAAAGCAAAAGTCAAAAACTATCTCAAAGGCTACGCAAGAGAAGACGAAAAGCTCCGGCAGATCGAAGAAGACATCGACTACATAAACCAGACACTGGACAGCACACCGCAGCTATTCGATGGTATGCCTCGCGGTAGCGACATATCAGACAAGACCGCAAGGATCGGACAGAAACTTTGGAGCCTGTCTATTGACCTAATGAAGCAGCGAGATAAAGCGATCGCCAAAAGAAAAGAGATCGGAGACACTATAAGGGGCCTGGAGAACACAACGCACATGAAACTGCTATATGCAAGATACATTGAGTTGAAGCAGTGGGATGTCATAGCCCGCGAAATGGGACTGAACAGCAGATGGATATTTGAAACCCACAATCGGGCCCTCGAAAATGTATACGAAAAAATAAAACTCGTCATTTAACCTACAGTTTGCTTTATGGTATTATGAAAGTGTAAAAATATGGATTATGGAAGCGTGCGCTGGAAAGCAAAGAGAAACCACATCCTCCGGCGCGATAAGTATAAAGACAAAATAGAAGCACGCTATGGTAGAGCGGTAGAGGCTACCATAGTTCATCATATCTACCCATCAGACGAATATCCACAGTACGCATGGGAAGACTGGAATCTCATATCAGTAAGCCCATCAACCCACCAGAAGCTGCATAACCGTGACGGCAGTCTATCTGAGAAAGGAATAGAGCTGATGAAAAGGACCATCCCAAAGGAGAAGAAATGATTGAAAAGTTAGAGAAACTCAAAGACAAGATCATGGACGGGACCACAACGACCAAGGACATCGACACGATAAACGAAGTGATCAAGGCCATTGAGCAGAGAGAAAAAATTTTTGAAACGGCCGGGCCCGAACTCAACGAAAGCCTTGAGGAATTAACGGTGCCGGTGGTAGTCAACATTGACACGGTCAATATATTCTGCGCTGAGGAAAAATAAAAAACATCATGAAGCAGAGCGGCAGGAAAGCAAGGAAAATCAACACACAAAGAACACGCCATGAAGCAGGGCGGATGATATCCCCCCCTCCCTCCGTGGCTCTGTAAAATTTTTCCTAATGCACCGGGTCTAACTTTTTCCAACTCTGATTGAGTTTTTGGAAAAAGGATTAAATATTAAGCAGTTAAAAACTGGGAAAATTTATCTTACATTTTATGGCAACAAAAAACAGACCTAAAGCCAGATGGATTTATCGGCATTTTGAGCATAAAATTTTGTATCAAAAAGCATACAAAAAATATCAAAAAATTAAAGCGGAATGTACCGCGGTGATCTTCGGGCCCGCGGTCTATATATTTGCCCGCTGAGCAGGCCGGCGGATAGGCAGCCGAAAGCGCAGGTCAGGGCGCCCTGGCCTGCGGGCCTACACAGAACGCCGGAAAGGACAGAAGATGAGAGCGACAACCTACGAGAAAAGAATCATAAAGAACATGAAGGCTGTCGGGACCTATAAGGCAGAGTTCAACCAGGTTATAAAAACACTGGCCAAGATATACGAGGAGTTCGACAAGGCAAAGGAACAGTTTGAACAAAGCGGCGGACAATATGTCATAACGCACACAAACAAAAATGGAGCCACAAATACGATCAAGAATCCCCTATACAGGATAGTCGAGGAAATGGAAGAAAAGATTTTGGCATACAACCGGGAGCTGGGCCTGACCCCGTCAGGTTACAAGCGGATCATGAACAAATTTGAAAAGGAAAAAAGGTCAGAGCTGGCCGAGGCGTTAAAGGCTCTTGGAGGCTAAAAATTGGAAAGAGGTCCTGGAGTATGCCGAAAGCATAAAGAGCGGCAAGAAGATAGCCTGTACGGAATTGAAACAGGCCGTCGACCGGTTTTTCAGGGATTTAGATAATCCTGAATACTGGATAGACAAAAAGGCCGCAGAGTTCTGTATAGGGATAATTGAAAAAACACTAAAACACCAACAAGGTGAAGACTTTGAGGGTCGTCCAATGCAGGGACGGCCTTTTATATTGCAGCCGTTCCACAAGTTTATAACCTACAACATTGTGGGATTCAAACACAAGGGCGCAGACATACTAAAACATCACGAGGCCCTGATATATGTACCAAGAAAGAATGTCAAAACCACATTCGCCGCCGCACTGGCCTGGGCGCTGGCCCTATATTACAGGCGCAGCGGTTCCAAGGTGTATGTAACATCAGCAGCCCTCATGCAGTCACTGGAAAGTTTTAACTTTTTGACATATAACCTGGACAGAATGGGAGAGAGTGAAAGAACCGGCGGCAGCATAAAGATCATAGACAACAACAACGAGCATTCGATAAAAGCAAGTCTGCCGGATGGGTCGATTTTTATAAGGGCCCTTGCCGCTAACCCGGACGCGCAGGATTCATTGAACTGCAATATCGCCATAGCGGACGAAATGCACGCATATAAAAAGCCGAAGCAATACAACCTGTTTAAGGAAGCGATGAAAGCATATACCAATAAACTGATGATAGGCATATCCACTGCGGGCGACAATGAGCAGTTATTTTTAGGGCAGAGACTGAAATACTGCCGCAAAGTCTTAAATGGCACAATTGAAGACGAACAGTATTTTATCTTCATGTGCTGCGCAAACCCGGACGAAAACGGCAACATAGATTTCACAAACCCAGAAGTACACGAGATGGCAAACCCATCATACGGCGTGACCATCCGGCCGGAGGAAATGCTGAACGAATCACTGCAGGCTCAAAATGACCCGCAGCAGAGGAAGGACTTTTTGGCCAAAAGCCTGAATGTCTACACTAATTCTATGCGGGCGTATTTTGACATTGAGGAATTTAGAAAGTCCGACAGAAAATACAACTGGACGATGGACGAACTGGCTAAATTACCGATCAAGTGGTACGGCGGCGCAGACCTGTCAAAGCTGCATGACCTGACAGCAGCCTGTCTGTATGGAAACTATAAAGGGACAAGCATAGTGATAACGCACGCATTTTTCCCGGTAGTAGCCGCGCATATAAAGGCAGATGAAGACAGCATACCGCTGTTCGGCTGGCAAGAAGACGGCAATCTGACGATGTGCAACAGCCCGACTGTGAACTACGCCGACATAGTAAACTGGTTTAAGCAAATGAGGGATAAAGGGTTTAAAATTACCCAGGTCGGACACGACAAGAAATTCGGGCGTGAATATTTCCTCGGCATGAAGCAGGCCGGATTCAAGATAATAGATCAGCCGCAATACTATTTCAAAAAGTCTGAGGGATTCAGATATTTAGAGAAAGCCGCAAAAGACGGCAAGCTGTACTACATGCACAGCGACGCGTACGAATATTGCATACAAAATGTTGCAGCCGTAGAAAAGACGGACGACATGATACAGTACGAAAAAATACAACCGGAGCTGAGGATAGATTTATTCGACGCTTCGGTTTTTGCGTGCATCCGATATTTGGACAATCTGGAAAGATCGCAAAGAGGAAAGGAATGGTGGAATGGCAAAGAAAAAGAAAACAAGAGCTGACCCGCAGCCAAAACAAAAGCGCAGCGTGATAGGATTCTGGGATGATTCAAGCGGAAAAGACCTGACATGCCGGGGATATGTTTCGCTATCCCACAGCCCTGAAATATCCGCAGGCGTTGATAAGATAGCGGAACTTATAGGGTCGATGACTATTCACCTGATGGAAAACGGAGAACATGGCGATATCAGGGTGAGAAACGGACTGTCCCGGAAGATAGATATAAACCCCTATTCTAACGGGACCCGGAGCCAGTTTATAAAATGGATAGTCAAGACTATGTTCCTTGAAGGCGAGGGAAATGCCGTAGTGTATCCAGTCACAACGAGTGGATATATTGACGATCTCCGGCCAGTGCCGGCCAGCTTTGTGTCGTTTATCCCGGAGGGGCTATGGGACTATAAGATCGCTATAGCCGGACAGGAATACGACCCGGACGATCTGCTGCATTTTGTCCTGAACCCGGATTCATATTATCCGTGGAAAGGCAGAGGCTATACGGTGACCATATCCGATGTAGCAAACAACCTCAAACAGGCCGCAGCCACAGAGAAAGGATTTATGTCGTCCAAGTGGAAACCATCTGTAATAGTCAAAGTTGACGGACTGACGGAAGAATTTTCAGACCCGGACGGAAGAAAAAGACTGCTGGATGAGTATGTGACCACAGATGAAGCAGGCGAGCCTTGGCTTATCCCGGCCGATCAGTTTGATGTGCAGCAGATCAAACCACTCACATTGTCAGACCTGGCCTTGGCTGATTTTGTAGAAATTGATAAAAAGACGGTAGCTTCAATTTTAGGCATACCGCCTTTTATTTTAGGCGTTGGCGAGTTTGAACGCGACGCCTGGAATAATTTCATTGCCTCAAAGATCATGCCTATAGCCCAGGGGATAGAACAGGAGCTGACCAAGAAACTGACCTATAGGCCGGAGTGGTTTTTCAAATTTAACCCACGAAGCCTATATAACTACGAGATAAGAGACCTGGCAGCAGTAGCAGACGATCAGTATGTCCGCGGAATAATGACCGGAAATGAGGTCAGGAACTGGATAGGTATGCCGCCGCTTGACGGCCTGGACGAGCTGATAATTTTAGAGAACTATATACCGCGAGGAATGATAGGAGAGCAAAGCAAACTACAGGGAGGTGAGAGCGAGTGAGGGACAATCTTACAAGAACATATTCGCAGAAAATCTGCACAAGAGCAGACGAAGAAACCGGCGATAAATACATCTCCGGTTATTTTTCTGTATTCAATTCCAATTATGAGATGTGGCAGGGAGCGAGTGAATCCATCGACCCAGGGGCATTTGACGGGGCCTTGGGCGACGACATCCGCTGTCTGACAGATCATGACAGTCGCCTGGTGCTCGGCAGGACAAGAGCTGGCACTCTTTTCCTACGGACCGATGAAAAAGGACTGTGGGGCGAGGTCAAGATAAACAGCAAGGACCAGGATGCCGTCAACCTGTACGAGCGCGTAGCAAGGGGCGATGTCAACCAGTGTTCTTTCGGATTCGAGATTTTAGACGAAGAAAGAACCGAGGACCCGGTAAGCGGAGATGTCCATTGGACAATCAAAAAGGTCAAACTACACGAAGTATCCGTCGTGACATTCCCGGCATATGAGGACACCGAGGTTACCGCAAGAAAAAGAGAATTTGAAGAAATTCAACAAAGAAAAACTGAAAAATGGCGCATGGATATGAAAAAGCGCCTGAAAGGAGAGAACTAATGGCACTTAAAGCGATTTTGCTGAGAAAAGAGATCGAAAGCAACAAGGCAAAGCTTGCGGCATTAAGAGAAAAAACGACAGAGTTTGAAACCCGTGAAGCAGAGATCGAAGCAGCGATTGATGAAGCAGAGACGGAAGAAGAAAAGACAGCAATCAGTGAAGAAGTCGGCAAATTTGAAGCAGAAAAAGAAGCCCACGACAAAGAAGTTAGTGAGCTGGAAAACACCATAGCCCAGCAGGAAAGAGAGCTGGAAGAGATTGAAAGAAAGAAACCAGAGCCACAGCCGCCGCAGAAAGGAGAAAAAAGAGATATGAATGTAACCGTAAACATCAGAAGCCTGCCTATGAACATGAGGGCCTTTGACGCGCTTCCGATGGAGCAGAGGAGACAGATCGTTGAAAGCGATGAAGTAAGAAGCTTCCTGTCAGAGATCAGAACGATGGGGAGAGAAAAGAGAGCGATACAGGGAGCAGAGCTGACAATCCCGGTATTCTTCCTCGACCTGATCAGCGAAAACATGTACAGATATTCCAAGCTGATCAACAGGGTAAGGGTAAGAAATGTCGGAGGAGAAGCAAGGCAGACGATAGCAGGCACCGTGCCGGAAGCAGTATGGACCGAGATGTGCGGAGCCATAAATGAGCTGACCTTCGTCTTCAATCGGGTAACCCTTGACGGATTTAAGGTCGCCGGATTCATTCCTGTATGCAATTCACTGCTTGAAGATTCCGACATCAACCTTGCTTCTGCTATTGTCGAAATGCTGTCGGAGGCCATAGGCCTGGCAAAAGACAAAGCAATCCTTTACGGAAAGGGCGCCGCAAGCAAAATGCCTCTGGGCATTGTGACCCGCCTTGCCCAGACCGCAGCTCCAAGCGATTATCCGGCTAATGCACCGGCATGGGTTGACCTGCATACTTCAAACATCATCAAGATAGACGATGAACTGACCGGCGCAGCCTTTTGGGCGGCTCTCATGCAGGCTACCGGAAATACATACACGAACTACTCAAGAGGAACGCAGTTCTGGGCTATGAACTCGAAAACTTACAGCCTGCTGAAATCCAAGGTCATAACCTTTACCGCCAACGGCGACATAGCGGCTAACATCTTCGGGACCCTGCCTATAATCAACGGTGACATCGACATCCTTGAGTTTATACCGGACGGCGATATAATCGGCGGATACGGAGACCTGTATCTGTGGGCACAGCGCGGCGGCATGACCATAGAATCGTCCACCGAAGTACAGTTTATCCAGGATAACACCGTATTTAAGGGCAAAGAAAGAGCAGACGGCCAGCCGGTCATCCCGGGTGCGTTTGTTGCTATCAACATCAACGGAAACAAAGTTACCACTGCAATGACATTTGCAGCCGACAAGGCCAACGACGCCAAGCTGCAGGACATGGCCATAAGCGGGCTGACGCTGGCGCCTACATTCGACCCTGATACGCAGGCCTACACAACAACCGCCACCGGCACAAACGGCAAAGTTGAAGTGACTGCAGCCCAGGCCGACGCCGAAATTGCCATCGAGTATAACGGTAAGAATGTAAGAAACGGCGGAACGATCACATTTGCCACAGGCACATTCCCTCTGACTGTGACCGTGACCAAGGGCAACGCCGTAAGAGTTTACAGCGTAGCCATAACTAAAGCGGGGGAATAATCTACCATGAAGCAGGGCGAACTGCTTACGATCCTGAAAAAGGACCTGCAGATGATCACTGACGCAAACGATGACTACCTGATTGACCTGCTGTCATTTGCACAGGACCTGATGGAAAGAGAGGGAATCATCTACAGCGAAGACCTGGAGTGTCAGATGATACAGATCCATTATGCAGCATACCTGTTCAGAAGACGCGGCGGGACGGAAACGACCATGCCGCGTTTTCTGCGCTATGAACTGAACAATCTGCTATTCAGTCAGAAAGGAAAACCATGACATTCGACGACGGAATCGTAAAAATTTACGATGTTATAAACAGCGCAGAGCCGGGCGAACTGCCGGTCGATAAACTGCAAAACCCTGCGTCATACCATTTCCACGAAGAAACGGTCGGAGTAACCAGATACTACGAAGCCATAAAGGCAAACCAGCTGATCGAGCGCGTTATAACGACATACCTTGCGCCGATAAACACCAATCAGGTGGCAGTATTTGAAGATGGCAGTCAGTATCTGATCAGGATGGTACAGTTATCAACTGATGAAAACGGCATAAAGATAACCCGCCTGTCACTGGAAAGGAATGGTGAAAACTATGAAATCGCTGGATAATGTGCTGTCACCGGTCAAAACGGCCCTGCTGTCCGTCACGGACAATGTAGGCCATTACAGACCGAACGACGGGACAAAAGACCATATAGTGTATGCAGAAGACAGTTCAAACAATCTGGCCGGGGACAACAACATCCTCGGCCAGGCCATACAGGGGACCATCGACCTATACAGCAAGGGTCAAAACGACCTGTTTGACAAGGTTCAGACAGCCTTAAACGAAGCGGGGGTAGCGTTTTATCTGAATTCCGTTCAGTACGACGATGGAGAATTGAAAGGATTCATCCATTTCCAGTGGGTTTTTGAGGTAGCATAATGGCATACATAACATTCAAAAACATGGAGGAATACCAAGCCAAGATAAACAAGCTGGCCAAGAAATCTAAAGCGCTGTGTAAGCAGGTCGTATATGACGGAACCGGCGTCATGGCCGACGCAATGAAAGAAGCACTGCGGGACCTGCCCATAGAAGAAGGCAAGAACGGCCTGCCGCCGTATGCACCGCCTGGCGAAAAACTGACAGGCGTTTCGACAAAACAGAGGAATGACCTGATAGACAGTATGGGCGTTACAAAAATCTCTGAGGACAGGGGATATATTTATGCCAAGATAGGGTGGGACGGATACGGCAGCGTCAAAACAAAGCGCTGGCCGAAAGGAGTTCCCAATGTGCTGCTGATGAGATCAATAGAAGCCGGAACGAGATTCCGGGTTAAAAAACCTATCGTCAGACAGACGATAAACAAGAATAAGGGCAAGACCCTGAAAAAAATGCAAGATACCACAGACCAAATTTTAGAAAAGGAGTTTAAATAATGGCAATCAAGGGATTATCAAAACCGATAGTCGGGAAGTACGCCAATTCAAACGGTACGGTTACATATTCAGAGCCTACCGTTGCGAGCAAAGCGGTTGAGTACAGCATTGCGTGGACCGTTGGAGACAACAACCCGTTATACGCTGACAACAACATTGCCGAAAACGACAAGGGGACATTCCAGTCCGGCGAGCTGACATTACAGACAGCCGACCTGCCGCAAGAACTGTCGCTGCTGATACTGGGCACAAAACAGATAACGGACCGGGTCGGAACCGGCGGTGACAGCAGTGTCACAGTCCAGGTATGGGACGACAGCCAAAATGCGCCATATCTGGGATTCGGCATAATCGAACTGCACCAGGAAGACGATGTCGATTCATATAGAGCGGTTTTCCTGAACAAAGTATTTTTCAACATTCCGGAAAATGCCGCCACCACAAGAGGCGAGACGATCGAGTGGCAGACCCCATCCATAATTGCAACCATCCAGAGATCGGATGAAGTGAGCAGCAACAAATCGCACCCATGGATGGAAGACGCATGGTTTGAAACTGAATCCGCAGCCATTGAATGGCTGGAATTCAAGTGCGGAAAGGAACAGGCATGAACAGAATAATGACCATAGAGATAGCGGGAAAAACATACCCGCTATCTTTTTCGCTTGGGGCGATTAAAAAAATCGCCTCAGAGTATGGCAGCCTGGAAAAGGCGTTTAACACAATAGCAAACAGCAAAGAGCTGACAGAGCAATCAATAAGCTGCCTGACATTTATCCTGTCCGTGCTGATCAGCCAGGGCTGCGCATACATAAAAACATTTGAAGCAGACCTGCCGAAGACAGTGGAAACCACGCCCATAACAGCCGAGGAAATAGAAACAGTCACAAATATGACCGACATCCAAAGGCTTGCCGACGCGGTAATGGACGGGATGAAAGAATCTGAGAAAAAAGAGATCGAGACTAAAGCAAAAAACGCAAGGGCTCCAAAGGCCATTTAATTTTTTATGACCTTTGGGGCCGAAAACTGGGCATACCGTTAAACGAATATCAGATCATGCCTATAGGAGAGCTGTGGGACATGATAGACGCATACCTGATATTAAACGGCATGGCCGAAGAAGAAACAGAACAGTACATACCGAATCTGAGGTGATAGGATTATGGCAGTAGATATAGGCCCTAAGATAGGGATAGACGGCGAAAAAGAATTCCGGCAACAACTGAATGATATAAACACGACCCTAAAGACCCTCGGTACGGAGATGAAAAAGGTGTCGTCCGAATTTCAGGAAAACGGCAACAGCCAAGAGGCCCTACGGAAGAAAAACGAAGTTCTAAACAAGACCATCGACGAGCAGAAAAAAAAGCTGGAGATGGTCCAGAAAGCCCTGGAAGAATCAAGAGACAAATTCGGCGAAACATCCACCAAGACGCAGCAGTGGCAGCAGGTGTTAAACCGCACAGAAACGGCATTGAATAACCTGGAAACAGAACTGAACCAAAATGAAAAGGCGTTGCAGGAAATGGACGAAGGCCTGCGAGATGTAGAAACAGGCCTGAAAAAGGTTGATGATTCGGCCGAAGGCATAAAAGACATCAAGCAGGATTTCAAGGACGCTGCCGAAAACGGCGTAATGGTCCTGTCCGGAGCCCTAGCAGGCCTTGCAGCTGCATTTGCCGGAGCCGCAGAAAGCAGCAGAGAGTACCGGACCGACCAGGCAAAACTGCAGGTAGCGTTTGAAGACGCAGGCTATTCGGCAGAACAGGCCAAAACCGCGTTCATAGAGATATACGGCCTGCTGGGCGAAGACGATACATCCGTCGAAGCCGCAAACCATTTGGCCGAACTGACAGATAACGAAAAGGAACTGGCTACATGGACAGGCGACATCCTGCCCGGAGTTTTTGCAAAATTTGGCGATTCACTGCCACTTGAGGGCCTGACAGAGGCCGCAAATGAAACGGCTAAGGTCGGGACCGTGACCGGATCACTGGCAGACGCCCTGAACTGGGCTGGGATTAGCGAGGACGAATTCAACGAACAACTGGCAAAATGTTCCGACGAGCAGGAAAGACAGCAACTGATAACCCAGACCCTGGCAGACACATACGGTAGCGCAAGCACTGCGTTCAAAGAAACAAACGCCCAGGTCATTGAAGCCAACAAAGCGCAGGCAGAGTTGACCGATGCCATAGCCGACCTGGGGACCGTAGCCGAGCCGACCATCACAAAGATGAAAGGGATCCTGACAGATTTCATCAAAGTAATAACCGATGTTTTAGCCGAGTTTAACGAGTTGCCCGACAGCGCACAAAACGCCGTTTTAGCAATAGCAGGCATAGGCATAGCCGCAGGTCCGACCATAAAAGGAGTGACCAGTGTTAAAAACGACATATCCGCACTGGGCAAAGGGTTCAAAGCATTTTTCAGCCCGGCCAAAACAGCGGCAGCAGCCGTCGGAAGCGTTGGAACAGCGGCGACAACCGCAGCCGGAAGCGCAGGTGTATTATCCGGGGCAGTATCATCATTATTCGGGCTGATCGCAGCCCATCCTGTAGGGGCTCTGATCACGGCTCTGGGACTGCTGGCCACGGGGTTTGGGATAGCTGCAGCCCAGGCGTCATATGCAGAAACCGAAGAAGGCAAATTCCAGCAGAGAGTCAAAGAATCCAGGGAAGAAGTTGAAGATTACAGGAAAACAATGGAAGATTTAGCCGAGACCAGAGAAAACACCCTGGCCGAATCTGAATCTGAAATGTCGTACTACGAAAACCTAAAAACTGAACTGGACAACCTGGTCGACGCCAATGGAAAAGTCAAAGAAGGCTATGAAACACGCGCCCAGTTTATAACTGAAACCCTCTCCGGAGCCCTGGGCGCTGAAATAGAAATGACCGACGGGGTTATCAAAAACTACGGTGAACTGACAGATTCCATTGACAATTTGATAGAAAAAAAGAGGGCAGAAGCTGCACTGTCTGCATATGAAGCAGAATACACCGAAGCGCTGAAAAACCAGCAGGAAGTGGTCGAAAATCTAACAGTGGCCAAGATGGAGCTTGAGGCCGCCGAAGAAGCATATAACGATGCGTTGGAGCATGGAAGCAATACGGCTATCACAACCGCCGCCCGACGATTAGGAAATGCCAGGACGGCAATGGATGAAGCTACAGCCGCATACAAAGAGAATAGCGACACTATCCAAAGATACGAAGAAATGGCCATTGCAATGCAAGAGGGCAATTATGAAAAAATGTATCAGATCGCATATTCCGGCCAGACAGATTTGACGAATCTAACGCGCGAACAGGCAAAGGAACGCATAAAGGCCCTTGAGGCCGAAAACGAAGTCCTGCTGGATGAATACGAAAAAACCAAAGACGAAACATTCAAAATCATGGCAGACGCCAACCAATCGGAAATAGACCAGTTGAAGCGACATTTAGGTGATCTGTCAGGAATCATTGGAAGCGATACAAGCTTTCACGACGCAATGGCTAAACTGGCGTCCAATGGCGGTGGTGCATTCCTGCAATACAATTTCAAACAACTGGGTTATGATGTCAGCGATGGCGTAGCGCAGGGTATAGCGGAAAAAACATCATCACTATATAAGACGGTACAAAACATGGCCGGAAAAATAGGAGAGTGGTTTTCCAATGCGTTAGAAATAAATTCGCCGTCCAAGGTTATGATGAGGCTATCTGAATCAGTACCAGAGGGCGTTGCCGAAGGCATGATAAAAGGCCTGCCATACATACAAAGGGCAGGAAATGAGATGACAAACGCCATCAAAAATATAAAAATGCCACGCGACATTTCCGTCAAGCCTATTCAAAGCGCTCCAGCCATGAGCCAACCGCAAACGCCTATAAATGTTACCGTCTACAGCGTGTTAGACGGGAAAATTGTATCAAAGTCAGTACAAAAGGATATCACACAGGCGCAGGCGGCTAATATGCGCATGAAAGGGGTGCTGATATGATGTACGGAATACAGTACAATGGACTAAAAGATACCGACATCGGGGTTCTGGTGGTCAGCCGACCGAGCGTGCCGGCACCGGAGCCGAAAGTTACAACATGGAACATTGCGGGCCGTGATGGCAGCCTATACAGTAGCGATGATTTTTACGACGATATACAGATTTTTGTAGAATTAAATTTCATGGCGCCTGTGAACGAATGGGCGGCCCGTGCACGGCAGATAAAACAATGGTTGTTAGACAGGAAAAAAGACAGACGCCTGTATTTATCAGACGATATGTCTTTTTTTTATAAAGTCAAGAATGTATCTGTGGGCGAAATCACAAGGAGTTCTAAGCGGATAGGCAATCTAACCCCGATGTTTACCTGTGACCCGTATATGTATCTATCAACCGGAGAAAATGACTATTCCGCCGACGAGGTAAGACAAAATCCGTATATGACATCACACCCTGTCTACCGTATAACCGGCGATGGGATGTGTACGCTGACAGTCAACGGCAACGAAATGACCGCCAATGTAGGCCAGAACCTGACGATCGACACCGATCTGATGATCGCATACCGGCAGGACGGGACCCTGCAGAACACCGCCATAACCGGCGACTATGAGGACCTGTACCTTTTTCCGGGCGACAATGTGATCAGTATAACATCCGGGTTTAACCTATCGGTTAGCCCAAAATGGAGGACCCTATGATCCAGATATATAAACCGACGAATGATGATTTTGACAAAAACGGTGACAGTATATTGACCCCATCCGCATGTCAGGTGACAGTAGAAATGGGGCAGGCGTGGTCCATATACCTGATCCATCCCATCGACCCGGATGGCCGATGGAAATACATAGAGGAAGAAGCCGTCATCAAGGCCCCGTCGTTCAACGGTGACCAGCTATTCAGACTGAAAACCGTTACAAAAACCGACGCACAGGTAACTGCCACAGGTCAGCCCATTTTTATGGACGCTATGAATGACTGTTTTTTGGTCGATGTCCGGCCAACCGCCAAAAACGGCCAGCAGGCCCTGGACATGATGACAGCCCCTAACAACAAGTACACCGGGCAGTCAAACATCACCAAAGTGTCGACAGCATATTATCAATTCAAGAATCTGATCGAGGCCATAAACGGGGATGATGAAAACAGTTTTGTCAACCGCTGGGGCGGCGAGATCATGTTTGACAATTTCAATGTCATCATCAACGAACAGATCGGCACCGACAACGGGGTCGAGATCAGATACGGCAAAAACATCCCAGTCGACGGATTCAGCCAGGAAGTGGACACCAATGAAGTTATCACCCGGATATACCCAAAAGCGTTTAACGGGTACACCATGACCAATAACGGGTATGTGGACAGTGACCTGATAGACAATTATCCGACCGTCAAAATAGCCACCATCACATTCGACGATGTGAAGATGGCCGAAGACGCCCAGGAGGGCGACGAGGAAAACGGCGTTATCATATGTGACAACCAAACGGAGCTGGACGCTGCACTGACACAAAAATGTGAAGAACAGTTTGCTGCCGGCGTGGACAAGCCGAAAGTGACGATAAACTGCCAGATGGTACAACTGGCGAATACTGAACAATATAAGGATTATGCCGTATTGGAAACAGTCAGCCTGGGGGACACCGTTCACTGCGTAAACAACCATCTGGGAATAAAAACGGACGCCCGTGTCATTTCCCTGACATATGACAGCATACTAAAAAAAGTGGATTCGGTGACAATCGGTGACTACGAATATAACTATTTCAACAGCGTTACATCGTCAGTGAACCGGGTGGATTCGGCTATCCGGCCGGATGGTACTGTCATAGCTGATCAGATTTCCGGGTTTATCAATGGGGCCCTGGCGCAGCTGCGGCTGCAGAACAGCATAGCGCAAAAACAGAATGTCCGGGCAATCCTATTTGAGGACCTGGACCCGGACAGCCCAACATTCGGCGCCATGTCACTGGGAACTCAGGGGCTGCAAATATCCCGCCAGCGTAACGCCAACAACAATGACTGGGAATGGACAACGGCGCTGACTGCCGAGGGTCTGATTGCTAATATCATAGTTGCCGGGATCATATCGTCAAAAACCGGCGGGTCGTACTGGAATCTGGATACAGGTGAATTTGTCAGCGAGACATCAACTGGATTTACTGGTGACATAAAAATCAATAATGGTCATCTAACAAGCGAAGGAACTCTGCTGGGTTGGTTCCGGAAACTGGATATGTACAATGGCGGTGTTACATTTAGCTGGGAACAAGGAGGAAACAAAGGGTCGGTCACCATTCGAGGCACCGGATTAGATTTAGTGTTCGGAGATGCGGCGGATGGCAATACTGCAACCCTGCAGTCTGCCGATTCTGGCTGGACACTAATGCTGGGTAATGCTGATGGTGATTATACAATAGCCTCGCCGGGCCACCTGAGCGTATATCGTGATGGACGAATGGTTGTTGATTATTAGCTGGAGGTGATAATTTGAACAATATAGTAAACATTAAAGCGGCACAATATGAGCCGCCCGTTTTAATCCATTATGTGCAAGGGTCAACGGAGATACCGCTGGAGTTTAACATAACTGATTATGAAATCCCGTCCGGCTCTACGGCCCGCATATACATAAAACGGCCAGACAATACAGAAAGCTATAACGACTGCACCATAAGCGGCAATGTGATCACATATAAACCGACGGCGCAGTTTTTTTCTGTAGCCGGAATATGCACAGGGCAGCTACAGATAATGATCGGCGACGATTTTCTGGTGACATTCCCGCTGCTGTTCGATGTGGCCGAAAATATCATAGATGATTCGGCCATAGAATCATCAAACGAATACGGGGCCCTGGAGGCCCTGTTGCAAGAGGCACAGGAAAATATCCCGGCGGCAGGAGAGGCGGCCGAAGCGGCCAATCAGGCGGCACAGTCAGCGAACAACGCAGCGAATGCCGCAAACCAAGCCGCGGGAACAGCACGCCAAGCTGCTACAGCGGCCACAAATGCCGCCGGTTCTGCAAACACCGCCGCAGGAAGTGCCAATAAAGCGGCCACAGCAGCGACAACCGCAGCCACCCAGGCAAATAAAGCCAAAGAGGACGCAGACGAAGCGGCAGACGCCGCAAATCTGGCAGCTAATCAGGCCATGCTGAAACAGGTAGCCTATTACAATAATAATTATCAGGATATTCTGGAAACGGCAATAGATGGTTCCATGTTAGTGGCCATATCGGCAACCAACAACGCTGAACTATACGAGGCATTGGGCAGCTTTGCGACTTGGGTGTGGGTCTATCAATTCTTTTTTCAGACGCCATCAGCTACAGGTCAGAGGGTGCAGATCGCATTTGCTCGCGACACAAACGGATCAAGGAGCCGCGTTGCATATAGAACATATGTAGAATCAAGCGGTTTTACGCCGTGGGCACTGGTGAACAATGATCTGCTGCTGCCGGACGGGGGAAGCCAAAACAATGTGCTAATAAAAGGCGCGAACGGCCCGGTCTGGGACAACGACTTAGTCATCGGCACCCTCGAAGTGGCCGGGGTCGAGCACACCATAACGAGCACGCAGTACAACAGCTTGATGACTCGCATTAACACACTGTAGGAGGTAATAGATGAAACAACTGTTAGATGAATTATTGACGAAGCTTGAAGGATTTTTCGCCTTCGTTCGGGCATTCGGCAAGACGCTGTGGACGGGTTCATGGACTTCTGGCAGCATCACCGTGCCGAACGGCGGCGATCTTCCTCTTGTCGAATCTGCACAATTCGCCCGTAGATTCCGCGAACATGAGCTGGATTGCTATCGGCCCGGCTTAACCTCCGAAAGGGGGTGCGCGGCGTGAATATTTTTGATATTTTCGACGGCATCCTCGACCGGCTGGAAAAAGAAGGCGATTACATAGTCGAAGCGGGAACGGACGGCAGCTGGTCGTATCTGAAAATGAACAGCGGCCTCGCCGTGTGCTGGGGGCAAGGCGGAGAGACTACTAACTCCTCGGGCACGGAAGGCGGGCTATATTTTCGCTATGTAACAAAAAACTTTCCGAGCGGCCTCTTTGTCGCCGCGCCCGTCGTCTTTGCGACCGCTACCGGGAACTGGATTGGCGGCGTAACCAACGGCCTAAATATCACCGCAGCCGCTTGGTTCGGATATATTTGGGCGTCGAGAAACGCTACCGCCGCCGGGGCGCTGGAATCTGCGCAGCTCGCAATCGGAAAATGGAAATAAAAAAAGAAAGGAAAAAAAGCATGAAAAGAAATTGGAAAACCTGGGTAAAGGCCGCCGCCGTAAGAGCGGTCAAAACTATGGCTCAGGCGGCCGTCGCCTTTATCGGCACCGCCGTAGCGATGGGAGAAGTCGACTGGAAGATGGTCGGCTCCGTCGCGCTGCTCTCTGGCGTGCTGTCGATTCTGACCTCGCTCGCCGGGCTGCCTGAAATCAAAGAAGAGGAGGCAGTTGATAATGAGTAAAGTTTATTTATCACCGTCAAACCACGGAGAGGGTCAAAACAAGTGTTTGAAAGAAGGCTGTTACGAAGACAAGCACACCCGGCCAATCGCCGAGGCGTGCGCTAAGTACTTAAAGGCCGCGGGCATCGAGGTCAAAGTCGGAGCCAAGAGCAAGAACATGGCCGCAAGGTGCAAAGAATCAGACAGCTTCGGAGCCGATCTTTATGTGCCTATCCACACCAACGCCGCAGGAGCCAGCGCAAGATACCTGCTGTTCATGTTCTACCAGGATAACGATACATACAGGAAGATATTCAACGCTGTGGCCCCGAAGCTGGAAGCGATCTATCCGGGCAATGTAGCGGCCCATTTTGACGCCCGGCCGGAGCTGGTTGAAATCAAGACCCCGAAGGCAAAGACAATCTATTGCGAGTTAGGTTTCCACACTAACCAGACCGATGTTGACGATTTCATACACAATCCTGACAAGGTAGGCAAGGCCCTGGCAGAGGGTATCTGCGCATATTTTGGCATATCCACAGCCGAACCGGAAGAACCGGAAACACCGGCAGAGAAAACCATTTCCCAGATTGCCGATGAAGTGATCGCCGGAAAGTGGGGAAACGGTACAGCCAGAAAAACCAAACTGGAAGCCGCCGGATATGACTATGACGCAGTGCAGGCCGAAGTCAACAGGAAACTGGGGGCGACATCAAAACCGGTAGTCCTGGGCAAGGGTTCTGCTGTTACGCTGAAAAACTGTCCGTTGTATGCGTCATCAACTGCCGGAAAAGCGGCAGGAAAAGTGACTGGTACATACTACCTCTGGGACGGCAAGATACTAAACGGTCGTTACCGGATCACCAATGCCAAAAACAGGGTAGGCGTGGCCGGACAGGTAACAGGCTGGATAAACGCTGAGGATATATAGGGATGGTGTAAAAATGCTGGATTTAATTCAGGAAAATTTTATCAGCTTACTATGCGCCGGCATCGCCGGTGTGGCAACAGGGATAATGGCAAAATTATACCGTAAAATAAATGGGCTGATAATGTCGGTGATGGCTATGGGGCATGATGACCTTTTCCGGTACGCAGAGTTTTATATACTTACCAATGAGATCACCGTCAAAGAGCTGGAAAATTTGGAGCATATTTATAAAGGCTACCATGCGCTGGGAGGAAACGGCACCGGCACGGAAATATTTGAGAAGTGTAAAGAACTGCCGGTAGTTGATAAGCGGACCAAATACAATCCATATTACACGGAAAGAGAACTATGAAATGCGGGGCAGAAATGCCCCGTTTTTTATTGCTTTTTTGCTACCAATGGGTATAATATTATCATAGAAACAGAGTTTGGATACCTGTTCGAAACGAATTAAAAAGGAGGGGAATGTATGGCAAGTGTTTTCGATGTGGCTAAATATGTACTGGAAAAAACCGGGCAGATAACAACAATGAAACTACAAAAATTAGTTTACTACTGTCAGGCATGGTCATTGGCATGGGACGGAAAGCCGTTGTTTCCCGAAGAATTTAGAGCGTGGGCAAACGGCCCTGTATGCCAAGAACTATTTAGCAAACACAGGGGGAGATTTTTGGTAGATGAGGGCTTGTTCTCCGACAAAACAGACTATATTTTCAGTGATGACGAAAAAGAAACAATGGACGCGGTAATAGAATATTACGGAGACAAAGAACCGCAGTGGCTGAGTGAATTAACTCACAAAGAGAGACCGTGGAAAGAAACACGCGGCAATACACCGCCAGGGGAACCATGTGACCGCATTATACCAAAAGAACTGATGCAGGACTACTACGGGGGACTGTAGCTATAATGGTTAAAAAAGCAAAACAAAGAGAGGGGGCGCAAAATATAAAGCGCCCTCATTCTATTGAAAAGGCTAATACAAAAAAGTCTCCGGCCGTCAGAGAGAACCCAGAAGAATACATAAAGAAACCCCCTGCATGGGCTTTTAGCCGTTGCGACATGGAACATAAAAAATGGTCTATCACGAATTATGATTTTATCAATGAAATATTCAAAAAATTGGTAGACTACGAAAGAATGACATGGCAAGATATACAAAGCGCAAGCGGCGGAAAGCGGGACGGAAACGGCACAAACAGCCATTTTGTGAATGTAGCGGAACTGTCAAAAGAAGCAAGAGACCGCCTTGCAGAATTAAAGTTATACGATATAGATCAGCTGTTTTCTCTTAGACTAACTGCAAAAATACGGCTCTATGGCATATTAGAAAATGGAGTATTTTACATTTTATGGTATGATAAGGAACATGAGATTTATGAAACGAAAAAGAAATAGGGGGCGCATAGCCCCCTCATTTCTTTTTTGTTTACCACTCAAAAAAATAGTTTCTACTCACAATCCTTAAAGGATGACAAAAGATTTTAATTAGATTATACACGGCAAAACCATCCGTGTCATTTTTTAGAGACACATAGACTTGCTGACCCATTCCTCAGACAGCTTTTTCAGCCCCATATAACGGGTCCCGTCTTTTGACGGCAACGCCAGGGTAGGAATGTCGTCCCTGCTGACCGTCAGAATTTCATTTAATACATACTTAATGCCCTCATACTCAATGCAGGTGTCCCCGGAAACTGTTTCGTATGGTTTCAGCGAATCCGGGATTTCTACCTCGACGGCCAATGCCTGGCCGCCGTTGTAGTCTCGGCCCAGATTTTCCTTGTATGTGCTGATTTTTCCCGTTTCGTTCTGGTAACCGTAAACTGTAATCTTCATGTCATCCTCCTTATTTTCTGTAATCACGGCCGTCTTTTGCGGCCCTGTCTAAACTATATATGAATTTTTTCCAGTCGTCAACCGGCTTGCCGGTCCTGTCATATACGCACTGACTGAAATCTCTTTTTACCTGGCCGCCATCGGCGCCTTTGATGTTTGATATGATTTTCTGGTGCATGACCTTTATCTGCTCGATTTGCGGGCTGTCTTTCTGCACTTCCTCAAATTTTTCCACGATCTGTTCGATATCTTCGATCATGTCGGCGGATGTCATGTTTTCACTTACTTCGGCTTCCTGAACTTCTTCAGCGTCTTCCTCGAACCGGGAACCACTGAATGTAAAATTGTCGTTCAGGTCGTTTTTTTCCGGGACATATTCTCCAGTCTGATTGTCGATATATCCGTACTTTCTTTCAACATAATGTTTGCTGGCCTTGGATGTCTCAACGATTGACAGGTAGGTCCTGGACTTGCCATAGTTTTCCCAGTTTCTAACTTTGATCTCATAGTCATATGTGTCTCCGCTGTGGTTTATTATGGTCTGCAATCTCTTTACTGCGTAATCTTTTGTCATCTTTTTGTCTCCTTTTATCGGGGCTTCCTTGCCCTCCTTACATTATATATATTACCACCGAATCGGTGGAATGTCAAGAGGTTTTTAGGAATTTTTTTCATCATTTTTTATCCGTTCCAGCTCTTGGACGATTAACCTTTCTACATATTCCGGAGGGTCGTTCACCCCGGCTTCCCAGTTTTCTATAGTCCGCTGCGGTATACCCATAACCTCCGCCATTCGCCGCTGAGACAGGCCGGCAGCTTTGCGCGCCTCTCTGATCTTATTCATTTTTATTCTCCTGATCTATAAAATCTTTTACTATTTCTATCGGATCACAGTAACCTGTATACGACCCATCGGTGCGGACCCACTCGTCATCGTCATAGCAGGCCCATACAAGGCCGACCCAGAACGAACCTGCAGGGTCATTTATATATGATTTCTTGCCCCTATCATCCATATGGTACCACATATCCTCAGCGACAGCCAACGCTTTTTCTTTACTCTCAAACAGCAGGTCGCTTCCGATACCGCTCTTGTCCCTATACTCAGACAGACACCACATTTTTTTCAGACCGCTCACAGCCTCATAGCTTTCTGTCTTTCCATCCTTATAGGTTATATCAGCCTTTATCTCCATTTTATCCTCCTTGTTTTTTTGAAATAAATGATATATAATGATCATAGAATTGGCGGGGCAGATAACCCGTCCCAGCCGCCTGCTCAGCTCTTTTTAGGTTTAATGGTGATGACGATTTTTTCCACTATTTCCTCATCCAGAGCCTTTTCGAGAAGTTTGAGCAGGTCTTTTATTTCTTGCTTTTCCATCTCGGCTACCTCCTTTCCCTGTTTCTGTTATTATTTTACCACCGAATCGGTGGAATGTCAAGAGGTTTTCAGAAAAAATATAAATTATTTAAAAAAACAACTGTGACCCAAGGCGTGACCCTAACGGGTGAAACCGTTGGAAATACTACGCCTTTTCCAGCTTTCGTAATGAGCAGGTTGGGGGTTCGATTCCCTTCACTAGCTCCA